TCTGTAAACCCTTCAAATTCACCTGAATCTGAATTATATCTAAACATACCAGCAGCTCCAGTAGGACGTTGTGCATCTGAACCTACTGCTTGAGTTATTGCTCCAGTACCAGAGAATATTAAATCATTTGGGATGTTAACAGTTTTAGCATTATGAGTTACTTCATCTCCAGAAGCATCACCAAGTGTAACATTGCCCGTTGCACTTAAAGTAGTAAATGCCCCTGTGCTAGGTGTTCCATCACCAATAGGACCTGGAGAAGAAAACCGAGCTGTAAACCCTGTACCTGAAACTGTGCTTGATGCTGCTAGTGTTGTAAATGAGCCTGTGCTAGGTGTAGCTGCTCCGATTGCAGTGCCATCAATTGCCCCACCATTAATATCAACATCACTTGAAACTACTGAACCACTAAGATAATCAATCGCATAATCAACGTTTGTACCATCTGCATATACACACACTGATTTACCAGCTGGAACTAATGCTGTAGTACCTGATGATGTATCTTGTCTAACAGTTATAGCAGTATTTGAAGCATTATTAATTATATAACTTTTTTGAAATGTATTAGAGCCACCCGCAGCGTCTTCAGGAATATCCAAATTACCTGAGCCTCCTGAACTTCCAGTAAGATTAAGACGTAAGTGACGAACTATTTGTGTGGCGTTAGAACCTGTATTTAAACTAAGTACTGTATCACCTGTAGTAACAGCTTGGTCTACAGTACCAACAATAGCTTCTTCCATTGCAGTACCTAAGTTAGTATTAGTTGTAGTTCCCCATGTACCCGATTGTTCACCGGTTCCTATTAATTCTATCGATAAATTTGAATATGTTGACATTTTTTATTCCTTATCCTGTAACTATCTTTGTCCAATCAGGGACTTGAGTAGTATCTATTATAACCCAATTTGGGTTGTTAATCATAGGGGCATCTTGCCCTGTTAATGTTAATGCGCCACTGGCGGGTTGTCTTACTATTCCTATTGTTTCTTGAGGAGCATATCCTGTAAGCACTAAATCTGCAGTACCTGGAACCATCAGCTTCCCTATAGGTGCATGAGGTACTGACCCTGCTACTGTTATAGCCCCAACTCCCGGAGTAAGTATGGATGTTGAAGATACACTTGGTGCTACTCCAGCTAAAGTTAATGCCCCCACTCCTGGAGTTATTACTTCAGTTTCTACTAGACTAGGTGCTACTCCTGCTAATCCTAACGCTCCTACACCTGTAGTTATAATTTCGCCATCTAATACTATAGGTGCTACTGATGCTAATGCTAATGCTCCTACACCTGGAGTAACTACATCCCCTGTAAGTAAACTTGGTGCTGCCCCACTAAGAGCCAATGCTCCTACTGGTGGTGTAATTACACACCCAAGCCCATAACCAGCTGAGCTCCAAGGTCCTCGTCCCCAGCCGCAAGTAGCCATTAATGACTCCTTATGCTAACGTAAAGATGCCGGTTGCAGCAGGTAATACTGTTAATGTATTAGGCGAAGTTACAGTAAAATTAGAACTTGACAACTGACAGAAACATAAAAGTTTTCCTGCCGCTGCTCCAGTAGAATTACGTATAATCGCATATTTAATATCAACTAAATTAGCTCCAGAAGCTGTAAATGCTAGGCCTACAGATGACATAGTAAATTTATATTGTTTAGCTGATGCTCCTACTACCCATTGTCCTGTTGCTGGGACTAAATTTCGCCCACCTGCAACATATCCCCCTGCTGCTGCAATTTCATTAGTTACTGAAGTTAAAGCGCCGCCGCCACCATAAGCTGATAATGTAAATGTAGAAGCATTACTAGAAGCTTTTGCTAAAACCATTTTATATACACCAGCACCTAAATCAATTGTACCGTCTCCTATATATTTTTTGGCACTGTTATATAGTTGCCATGCTGTTGCTGCCATGTTAAATCTCCTTAATATCGGTGTATGACGCACCGGTTTCTAAAATATGACGTAGTAACCCTCCATATATCTCTAACTCCATTTCATCGCCCATCATTCTAATTAAGTCGATAAATTCTTGAGCTTGGGATACCATCCAAGGGTTACAGTTAAATATTTTCCCGCCCACGTTTACAGGAACTACTAACTGTCCATCATTTTCTGTTTGTTTATATGCGTGATGCTTATTTTCTTCTAAACATGAATCACATCCAAATAGATGAAACCGTTTAAAACCTAACATTCTAAATAAAGGAATAGCCCTTAATAAAACTGTTGAGCCTCCTGGTATTGGATGCCAAGTTTCGTATTGCTGTGCTAATACTTCATTATGTTCTTCTGCCTGTGTATGCCAAATATAAGTTCTATCTTTGGGTAAATCTTTAAATACACTAGGATGACACTGTGATGCTATAAAATATTTACAATCTTCTACTACTGGTTGAGCAAATCTAGCATTAAATTCACGTGCATCTACCATTACCATTGCTGAAGGTGTTAACTCATTGTCAATACACCATTTATAAGCACCGTTAATAGTTATAAGTTTAACACCATTTGCCCTTAATTGCTTTATTTTTTCAAGCTGTCCTTCTAAAGAAGGTCCTCCTCCTACTATCATAACTTCTAAATCATTGGTAGGATGAGGTTGAACCTGTAAAAATCCTTGCTTAATGTTATGTGATACATTTTCTTTTAGTATTTCGGCGTCTGTATTTACTTGTCCAATATTAACTATTTCTTTTCCGTCTACCCACGCACTTACATAAAACAAACATGAGCCATCATGTTCTTCTGACCAATGGATAATACAATTTCTATCTCTAAACTTCTTTAACCACCACTTATAAGGGAAAACACTTAAATGTAATTTATGTCCTACTTCTTTCCCAAATTTATCATCTACAGTAGAAATAGCAAAAAATACATGCTGTGCTGCATCTAAACAATTATCTAATACTTTATCTACATGATGGGGTCTAATATGTTCCATCACATCGGTACAATAACCATAAGCTGCTTTAACAGGTAATGGTTCTGATAAATCTGCTTCTATAAATCTAAGTACATGTTTTTGTGTTTCTAACATTGGGACTATATCTGCATCTAAACAATTAGGTGCAAAGTCTACCAACGTTACATCCATTCCTCCAAAAAATGCAAGGTTTAATCCTCCACGTCCTGTACCACAACCTAAATCTATAACACTTGATCCTGCTTTAGGTTTAGCTTGTTCTAAAAATATGTGAGATATTTTTTCGCCGGGAGAAACTTTTCTATATTCCGGTATTTCCCACATTTTTTTATATAAATCTTTTTCTATCGGTCTTTCATTTGATACTTTTACTACTGGGGTTTTTCCAACCATCCCCTCTATTAAACCTGCCATTTTATCCCTTTCTATTCAAATCGAATAAGAGCTGTTGTTGTTGTATTTTCAGGTAGTGTAACGGTTAAAGTTTGAGAAGTAATAGTTTTTATTTCTCCAAAATCCAATACACATATACTATAATTACTAGAGCTACTATCATATATTAAAGCCCCTCTAACTGAAAATGTCCCTGTCCAAGTAGTTGGAGAATCAAATGTGACATACACAACGTCAGCATCATCATCTTGTGTTACTGTTGCTCCTGTTAATGTATTTCCTCCAGCTACATATCCTGTTCCCACTACTTCATTAGTTGTTGTATAAGCTGAAGTTGATGCATCTAAAGTAGCATCATTAGTATATAAAGCTATTTTAAAAGTATCAGTATCAAAATCTATATCGCCAGCTAATGATTTAGCAATAAATGTGTTTGTTAGTCCTTGTATAATAGATGCCATTATGCAGGACCTTGACTATTTCTAACGGGTATTCTAGCTTGTCCACTTCTATAAGCATCGCGAGTATTTTTACCTTCTCCTAAACCTAATAGTTCTATCATAGCTTCTTTATATCGTTGGTCTATAATTCCCATTTTTTCTGCATCTGTCATTAAGAATACTCCTGCTTCTAATAAAGACCCATATAATAACGCGGTAGAGTAATTATCACCCAACCAGGAAGTACCACTAGTGGCGACAGTAATAGACTCAGGATAATAAAAATAATGAAGCTCCGCGCCATAGCCTTTATCAGGCGTAGGACCGAGTATAAAAGTTGTATCATCAAAGACAGCATAGTATTGGGGTTTCCCATAATGAGCGGTATCAGTGTCTGGGAAAGATTGTCTTATAAAGTTAACGTCTTTATTTAAAAGAAAAGTATATTCGTTTGTTGTATTATCAATAACAGCTAAACTATAAGTCGCTAACCAAGGAACTGGAAAATTTAAAAATTTATTTCCTAAAGTAATAGTTCCTGTTTCGTTTTTTCTTAAGTCAGGTAAATTAACTGAATTAAATATACGATTTTCCGCTTGTGTAATAAAAGTATTTACATCAGCTGTTGAATATGAATTTTCTGTGTAAGACTCAATTTGAGCCACTAATTCTGCATAGGTCATTATTTATCCTTATGCTAA